AGCTGCCCGGATCGGATCTGCGCGAAATAAAGCCAGCAGTATTCTCGGCTGCGGTATCTCCACCAGAACCTTCCGTAGTGTGTATTACTACACCTCCACTGAGGCCGCCATTTCTCGATGGCCAGAATTGTCGACTAGCCGGAGGGTTATCTAATAGGTAATATCCCATATGTCTATCCTTTACTTAGAGTTACTCTATATAGTAACATATTTAATGTTTGGCGCAAAATAAATAAAGTGTAATTAAACCAAATTACAACTATACATTAATTTCATACCAAATTATAACTAAACCAGAACCGCCTGCGCCAGAACTATTGTAACCCGGAGGGGCACCCCCTTGTCCAACGCCCCATCCGCCACCGCCAGAACCAGTATTCGCAACACCTGGCTGAGCAAAATTATAGGTAGAGGAAAAAACGCTACCACCATCTCCACCTATTTTTACTCCACTGACTAAACCGCCAGAACCGTTAGCGGTACCGATACTAAAAGACGTACTGCCACCCCCACCTGCCGCAAGCCGATAAGTTGTTCCGAGAATGTCTACCGAAGTGCCTGAACCGCCATTGGCTCCGTTTTCCAAAGAAGTAGCACTAGCACCTACACTACCGTATCCGCCACCACCACCCGCACCAGCACCGTAGGATGAACCACCAGAGTTTCCGCCTCCAGTAGAAGCAGCGCCACTTCGAACATTGGCGGTAAATGGTTCAGCTCCCGAACCGCCACCTGAGCCACCAGTTCTTGCTGCGCTAATTTCGAAATCCTTGCTACAACCACCACCGCCACCGCCCGGAGCTACAACTAAAGAGCCAATAGAGGAAGGGTTTCCACTTATTCCCCTTCTTTGTCCCAGTACGATTAATTGCCATGATCCAGCAGTGGTGGAACCATTGTAAGTTCCCGTAGACGTAACCAAAGCGCCAGTAGCACTATTGTACGAAGTTACTGTCCTACTGTCTATGGAGGCATTTTGGCTCTGTATACTTAAGCTAGCCCCAATAATGACCGACAAACCCGTAGGTATAGTAAATGTATAAGAAGAATTAGTTAGGCTAGCAGGTGCAGTTATATTAAATGTACCTAACTGATCGTAACCATCCTCCTGGCCAACGTTACCACCACCAGCTCCGGTCGCTACTGTTTGGCTAGAAGATATACCTATAGTGCCAGTATAGAATGCCCCAGCTCCTCCGCCACCACCGTAAAAAGCACCACCAGATCCGCCACCGCCTACTATGGCGTAATTAACTATTCCGGCGTACACCATTGACAAAGTAGATGAGCCGACACTTGAAAATGTATGCTTCCTATAAGTTTTTCCACCATAAGATATAGTGTTAACAGCATCGCCACCATTAAAATATGGATCAGGTAACAAATATGACGAAGCTACATACCCGGTAGTAATCGGCATTACGCTGCCGCCAAATCACCAACTAGAACATAAGTATTAAGGCCAACACATATAAGTGTGGCAGCAGAATACTTTGCTCTAAATTTCTTAGTAGGATTAGAACCGACTGTTGCCGTTCCACCTATTATTACCTGACCATCTGCATTTTGGATTATATCTACCCTTTGGCCAACCGATAAACCTATACCGGTATTGACAGATATCGATACAGTTGGTCCAGTATTAGTAGTTATAAGCATCTTCCCTATATCGGTAGAGCTAAGGGTATAAGAGGAGCCAGTAACGGTAACCGGATCTTGCGCTAAAACCCAAGTACCAGTAGGGCCTGTTGCCCCCGTACTTCCAGTAAGACCTGTTGCTCCAGTTACTCCGGTGGCCCCAGCGCTGCCGGTCGGTCCAGTTAGTCCAGTAGCCCCAGTAGGCCCAGTTGGTCCACCGCTAGGGCCGGTAGGTCCAACTATCCCGGAAGCGACTATACCCCAAGAAGCACCATTCCATTCCCAAGTTCTGGTGGCCGCAGTATATTGTTGCCCTACTGTTGGTGAATTAGGAAAATCTAAAGCCATAATAACCTCATATCAAGAGAAAGAACTTTTACGTTTTCTAGGAATATAATCTTTTTCCTTACACTTACAATCATGCCCCAGCATACAATCAAAAGGCTTACTTTTATTATTCCTAGTATGATAATGCCCGCAGTTAATGCAGAAATCTTTTGCGAATGAAATATCGTATGATGCTGTTTCCATTTTATCTACCTACCAATTCTTCTTCCATTAATGTTTCCATAAGTTTTAAGCGTATTTTATTAAAATGCTCTCGGACAGTATTAGGGTGTTCAGTTATCCTTTGGGCAATTTCGCTAGATTTATATCCATCTACAAATCTCCACTTAACTAACTGTCGCTCTTGCATGGTCAGCCTATCGAATGGAAATATAACCGTATCTCCAGCTACCCAAAACTCATCAATAATTTCCGGACCAAGCAAATCCTCAACAGAGGGTCCTGGGGGCGCGGTAAAACCCTGAGGTTTAGTATCGTCATCCTGATCGCCAAAGTCATCATCAGATATAAGCGGAAAAGTCTTTCTACCTAATTGATCTATCAAAAAAGTTTTAACTAATTTAGATAGAATAAAATAAAAATAGCTATATATATATCCACTAAAAGGAACATATCCGCCAGCTTTAGATTCAGTTCTTTTATAATTCATTAAGCATTGCAGAAAGGCTAGATTAACCGTTTGCCTTGTATCCTCTTCGTCGCCATATCTTTCCACCATATAGCGTATACCCTGAACTGTTTCCTGAACTTTTGACATACCTATAGAGTTTAACTTATTTCTCTTTAAGTAAAAGCCTACAGTCTTATCTGGAATAAACAAGTTAATAAACTGCCTAATATCATAATCCGACAACTTATACCTACCGTAATGCAATAGGGTAACATACTTACTCAAAAAGGGGTCAAATATTTTAAGGAGCTCTATTTGAGACTTACTATTTCCAGATTTTGCTTTAGAAATTAAATCCTGTATTTCGTCTTCCGTAAGACTATAATACTGCTTTGATACATCTTTTTTAACCTTAGCTTTAGCCATAGTTCCCTTATTTGATCCAGTGAGGTAAATGATTATACTCACTATATATGTCATCGTAATATGCGTAGATTGGAATATCTAATTCCTTAAAAAACTTCGCTGCTTCTACTTTATCATTTTTTGGTATAGCTTGCAGCTTTTTAAATTCATCTGGATAATATTTTTTAAATCTTTTTATCTTTGTTTTATCAACGCTAGATAAATACCCTTTAACTTCTATCCATATTTTTTCTTTTGGCAGCCATATGTCCGGGGTATAACCTCTTGTTCCTCGTTTTATCTCCTCAAAAAAGAAGACCTGAGGTTCATACTCCCACTTGACCCTGCCCTTATTAAGCCATAATAAAACATTATTTTCCCATCCACTACGAACAGAAACTCCCAGATAAGGTTTAAATCCGCCTTTAAATTTATTATTCATAGGATTTTTTCCTGTTTGTTGAAGAATAACTTTTCTTTTCTTAATATTATCAGAAGTAAAGCAATGATTGGTAATAATCTTCTCTACACTATCATCCCTGTCAGGCAGGCCGTAGTCTAGATAAAGGTCATACAACGTCCCTAATGGAATGGACAATTTTAGGGATATATCAGAAAAAGAGTACCCCTCCGTAATTAACTCCTCCACACTACCCTTAGAAGGGTAAGAGTACGCGTCGTAAAGGTCTTCACATAAAGCTGAGCAAAAGCTTCCGTCGCCTTTTAAATAGATTGATTTTTTAACCGTAAATATTCTTTGACATTCCCCGTTTTTGCATATCCTATAGACTTTAGACGTCTTGGGTGTAGAATTCGAACAATTCAATAAAATACTTCGTTCACGAATTGCATTTTGTGTTTTGCCCAGATATAATGACAACTCTTCATATGACAAACGATCTGCGTTCGCCACAAGAAAAGTGTCCTCGACTGGGGACCAGGGAATAGTCATGTTGATCCTTGCTTTATATGCCTATATAAAGTTTACAGAAAAAAAACAAAAAAATCAACTAAAAAGTTGCAAGACATAAATCAAGAATGGTAAAGTACCGAACATGAATACGAATATAACACTCAACGAAACACTCATCCAGACCGTAACCGATAGCGTATACTGTGATCTTATCGATCTCGGTATTGACGAATCATCCGCTTACGATCTCTCTCACCAGAACATTGATCCAATTGAGATCATGGATAACGTAATTTTTGAGGGCGCAACATTCTAATGTTGTACCCTTTTTGCGCCAACTGAACAAGCTCCATTCACGGCGTAATCGCAAAATTTGCACATAAAAGTATTTGGAGTATAGGAAAAATTACTTTTGTTGATTAGCTTATCAACAAGTTCGATAATCAATAACTCAATCTGCTGAAGGTCATCATCTGTAAAGAGATGGCCTTTTTGCTTTCCGGACCTCAAGTAATAAAGAGATGCATGAATTTTCTTTTCAGGAAATAAATGCTTCATAGCTAAGGCATATATTCCTAGCTGAATGTTTTTATGAACATTCTTTTGGGCTTCTTCTCTTTTGCCGCTTTTGTAGTCCGTTATGTAAACTACATCATCAACTACGTCTACGCGGTCTATATATCCGGATATCATTGCGTTACCAACTACTATAACAAAACCTTTTTCTTTTTCCTCAATTTGGAAAGACTCACCGTTATGTCTGTCTACAAATTCTACTAACATATTTTCCCCAGCTACAAGTAAGTCCTCTGGGATTTCCGAGTTTGGATCAAATTTAGGAATTTGCTCGTAATAAAGATTAATATATTGACCTAAATCCGAATTAAGAATAGGCTGATCAGGCTCTAATTGATCCTCTAATACCTTATGTATTATGTTGCCTAGGGTTGCTGCTGAACCAAAAACTTGTGGCTCTTTTAAGATGTAGGAAAAGAAATATTTAGCCTCGCACATGTCCAAGGTATTTAGCCTTGAGTAACTAATAGGTATTAAACCTAATTTTTCAAAATCATTTAATTCTTCAAGTAATTTAACTGTCATCTCTTCCTAAAATGTAGTCTGTAACTTCCACGTTTCGCCTAAGTGTATCTAAAAGAGTAGGCGACATTGCTGCAATTATTTGCTCTTCTTCTTTTTCTTCAAAATGATTTTTTAAACCTACAACCTCAAAAATGGCATGAAGTATTTCATGCAGCAACGTATCGATGTTGATATCACCCTGAAGTTCTGGGTCTATAAATATAGTCTGCTCATGAATAGACATAAACCCTATGGCATCTAAGCTCTCGAATCTACCTCTGGCTGAATCCATAGAGGCTTTATCTGACTTAATGGTAAAAGTAAAAGGTCCTACCTGAACGTCTTTAGGTTTCTTCTGGCTCATTTTCATCATCCTCTATCTCGTGTGGGTCTACTAGTTTATTATTCACAGCATCCCAAACTAGACCTTCACCAACCGGTATCATTCCGGTATTACCTATTTCCATGAAGTCATCATCTATATTCATTTACTCTCCAAGTATTCTTCATAGAAATAACCAAGAAGCTCACATAAATCAAGTACATCTTGATCCTCAAGCATTATGCCTGCCTGACCACTTTGGAGCCAGAAATCTCGATAGCCATCTTCATGCTCTCTTACTTCAAGCAAGATATTATTATTAGCAAATAGTTCTTTTTTCATCTTCTTGAATTAGTCCAATCGGTAACGCTGCTACCATCCTCGAATTGAATAGGATCCCAGGATTTATCATTGCGCCTCTCGCGCTCAGATTTCAGATATTCCTCGTAATCCCTTTCGTCCTCGGTAATCGCATCCCTCTTTATAGTACCCTTGAATGGGTTAGAAAGCATCTTGACCTGGAGAAATCTGTTATCTTTCGTGACTAGCTGAAGGATCCCTTCAGTGCAGCGACATTTATCGTCAATGTTGGGGACCTTTTGCCCAAATTCATCTTCCCTACCACTGCAGGAATGGCATTCTGGTCGCGAACCCTTATTGGAGCAGCGCCTACAAGACATACATGTCCTCCAGCAATGCCGATCTAGTGGATCTCTATATGTCCCTTTTGGTGCTAAATTTTCCACTAAAATCCTCTTTCAAGCTCTGATATTTGTATTATTTTCTGTAATTCTTCCTCTATATTTATAGAGGTTAACTCTTTAAACTTCAATGTAATAGAGTTATTCCCATCAGGAAACTCTATATATACAGGTGAATCTCCCGATACTTTTCCTATTATATCACGTATCTTAGAGATTTGACCATAGTCAGGTTTCTGGTTCGCCCTCAGATGCATGGGCCTACCACCATGAAGTATCGATATATCCAGCTTCTCTATATCTGTGAGGAGTATTTTAGCTACCTGATTATCCTCATCACCCTCAAAGGCCACATTGCCAGTAGCTATTACCAGGGTTCCACTCTCTATATTGTGGTCATTTATCTTCCCTGCATACTTGGGAAATACTATTACCTCAACAGTAGTTGTGACATCATCTACCTGGAGTCGATACATTTGCTTATTAGCTTTAGTCATAATTGACTGTTTTCTGGAGACTATTCCACCTATCGTGACCAAATCTCCATCGGATAGATTTTGTAAACTATCTATATCTGAAGAAATTTTTGGCTCAATGAAATCCCAAATCTCCACAAGGGGATGATCAGTTACATATAGTCCTAATTCATCTTTTTCCATTTCTAGCAAATCTAATTTTTGTGACCTATTAAGAAACTTAGAACCGGGAGAAAGCTCATCGAAAGCGCCAGATTTAATTAGGTGCTCAAGAGTAGCCTTATTAATTACACTTTGTTCGCATATCCTTAGGAACTCCCATATATTATTAGAATCTCTATTCTTTAATATTTCTATGATCTTTGATTCACCAATTCCGTCGATCGCAGAAAAACCAAAGATAATTTGATCCGAATCAGATATAGTGAAATCAGACTCTGATATATGGATTGACGGAGGTTGAACATCTATCTCCATTCGCCTACACTCATTCAAGTAAGGGGATAACTTGTCCTTATTTGTGGCCACAGAAGTCAAAAGTGCGGTCATGTATTCAATTGGGTAATAATACTTTAACCATGCAGTAATGTAAGATAAGACAGCGTAAGATGCTGCGTGAGCCTTATTGAAACCGTAACCAGCAAAGTATTCAATATCAGAATAAACTTTATTAGCTAAAGAATCGGTTGTTGAACTGTACTTTTTGCAGCCCTCTACAAACTTCTCTCTAAACAAATGAACTTTGTCCATAAGTTTTTTGCCCATAACTTTGCGCAAATCGTCAGCTTCCCCAGCGTCAAAGCCAGCCAATACTCTAGATACGTTGATTACATCTTCTTGGTACAGCATTACGCCGCGAGATTTAGAGAGTACGTCTTCCAATTTAGGGTGTGGAACATTTACGCTTTTCCTGCCATGTTTCCTATCAATATATATCTTATCCATACCTGAACCAAGTGGACCTGGTCGGTACAATGATATAAGCGCCATAATATCTTCAATACGTTCCGGACGCATAGAAAGCATCATGTCTCTCATCCCTCGAGATTCCACCTGAAAAATACCCATAGAATTACCCTTACTCAAATAAGAGTAAACCGACTGGTCTTCTAATGGTAAATTATAGCAATCAACATTGGCACCAGGGTGCCTTTCGTTAATTAACTGTTCGGCCATATCTATCACGCCTAGATTCCTTAGGCCTAGGAAGTCAATCTTTAAAAGACCATTTTGCTCTACCCTATTCATATCCCATTGGGTAACAATTGGCGCCTTATCCCCCTTCTTCATGATTGGTATATATTCAGTTAGTGGCTTTTTAGAGATAACTACACCAGCAGCGTGTATGCCCGTTTGCCTATGGATCCCCTCTAAGCCCTTAGCGGTATCTATAATTACTTTAGCATCAGGGTCAGAGTCATATTTCTTCTTCATCTCAGCGGACTGTAGTGCTTCTTCAAGATTCTTTGAGACACCAAGAACATCGGGTGGGACAAGCTTGGCTATATCGTCCCCCACCTTATACTCATACCCTAGGACTCTCGCAGAGTCGCGTATAGCGCTTCTAGCGCCCACTGTGCCGAATGTACAGATATGGGCCACATGGTCATGTCCATACCTAGACCTTACGTAATCAATAACCTGATCCCTATGTCTATCGTCGAAATCTAAATCAATATCAGGCATTGATTTTCTGCCCTCTACCAAAAACCTTTCAAAAAGTAAACCAAACCTAAGTGGATCCAAGTTGGTAATCTGAAGAGCATAAGAAAGAATCGACCCCGCAGCAGATCCCCTACCCCAGCCAACTCTAATGTTGTTATCTTTAGCCCATTTCACAATATCGGAAACAACTAAGAAATAATGGGGGAATCCCATACGCTTTACGACGCCAAGTTCATGCACGGCGCGCGCAGATACCTCTGGTGGGATTGGGTCACCATACCTAAACCTTAGGCCTTCCCATACCAATTCCTCTAAGTAGTCTTCAACATTCCTATCTGGAGGAACATCTGGGAATTCAGGAAAGTGAAATTCATTAAAGTCGAGTTCTATATTAACCATTTCGGCGACTAGGAGGGTGTTATTTAACCATTCTTCGGAAAAAGTCATAGACATTTCATCGTATGACTTTAAGTAAAATTCATCACCACTAAACCTAAATCTATTTTCTTGGTCTAGAAGTGATTTAGTACCAGAACAAAGCATTACGTCATGGAAGTGTGCATCCTCTTTATTGACATAATGGCAATCACCAGTAACGACTACCTTAGCTCCAATAATCTTTGCTATCTTTAACGTTTCTTCTTTAACCTTTTTTTGTTCAGCTAAACCATGATCTTGAATTTCGATAAAATAGTTTTCTTTACCAACTATGTCTTGCATGGTAGAAGCATGCCTAAGTGCAGTATCGAAATCGCCCCTTAAAAGCGCTTGCTGAACTTCACCATTGAGGCAACCCGACAGAACTATTAGTCCATCTGAATGTTGAGAAATTAAATCATGATCTAATCTAGGCTTAACATAAAAACCTTCTGTAAAAGACCTAGAAGAAACCTTAATAAGATTTTTATATCCAGATTCATTC